CCCTGCCGGCGAGAATCAAGCGGATAACGATACGGTCGCCCTTGGAAACGGAGAAAGCCGTGTCGTCAGAGACACCATTGTATCCTAAGATAACGTCATCGACATAAGCGTGATCCTTCTTCGGCCAAGAAGCGTAAATCTCGGTGATCTCATTCAACGAGAACAGAGGCGTGGAAAAATCCTTGTCATATATAGAACGGGAAGCCGCTTGTTCATTACGACCGATACGGATCTCATAACGCTTGTCATTACGAGGCTTACCGGTAAAATCAATCACGGCCTTACAACCGTTCTCGGAAGTATCTTTAGTATCGTAAATACCGATCTGTCCTTCCTTTAATAAGATGGAATCAACATCCACCATCTTAGCGTGCGGGGGTACGAAAAGTACCCGGTCTTGCGGTCTGTGCAACATATTATCAATTTTTTAGTTCAAAAATCATTACCTAACGCAAACATAATCATAAACAACATCACCTCAATAAAACATAGTCGGGAATATATGACAATACAGCCATATTACATTTTTTGTAAACATGTTATACTGAAAATGCTATTAGAATGCATATATCCATAAAAACAGGACAAGAATCTTTATAGTAAGTATCTTATAATCAACTACTTTCTGGAGTCGGATATTTCTCCGAATCCAGAAAAATAATATCCGATTATATAATAATGCAATAAAAATCCCATTCACATAATTCTATGTATCAATATATTATAATATATTTTGGCAACAAATCCCATTTAATTATATTTGTATCGTGAATCTATCTATCACAGACCGATTCACGATGTAGTATAAATTAAAAATATAAAGTTATGAAATCAAATTTGATTTTAAAATCAGAAAGCAGGATGCTTTTAGGGAATCAGATATCCATAATGAGCAAGGATGGGTATGTATGTATAACTGAGGCTATGAGTTCAATAAAGAGCAAAAGGGAATCCATGGGATTATCATCAAGGGAAATTAATGACGTATTGTCTCAGCAAGGGTTCAAGGAGAAGATAAAAGCCCTAATGAGCCAGCTTGGATACGGCAATGATAATATCAAAAGCAAGCTGGATTATGAGAACCTTACGCTAAAAGAATTTAGAAAAGCGGGATTAGCCTATAGGAAGGGAGGTAGAGGAGCCCAAAAATGGTTTATAGATCCATACGTATTTATCACCATAGCCATGGAGTTGGATCCTGAAATATACGCCACGGTAGTTATATGGCTAACGGACGGCCTCGTAAAGAATAGGAATATAGCGGGAGATACGTATATAAAAATGAGCGGAGATATAAGATCCTTATTAGGAGATAATATAACGAATGATGATTTCAAGGGATATATATCAAGGATAGCCAAAGGCATAAATTACGTGGTGTTCGGCAAGCATGAAGAGGGCATAAGGAATTATGCCTCGATTACGCAAATGCAGGAGATAATAATGACACAAGGATATATATCCGATATGATAGAAAGTGGAATCGTTTCTAATTTTGACGGAATAATAAATTATCTCGGCATGAAGTGGAAGAAAAGATGGGGATCGAAAAATCCTGTCATAGATAATTAAAGCAAGTTAACAAAAAGCCTACCCGTTTCCGAGTAGGCTTAATGATCAAACTAACGGTGTTTATTTAAAGGAAGCCACATTATCCTTATCCATCCTATATCTACTTAGTTCATTCTCGTTAAGGTTGAATTGCTTGGCGACCATATCCAGAATCTCCTCCACCAAAGGATCGGGCAGCTCAGGGTCGATGTCCGTGGACCGATCGCCGGCGGCGTTGATGTACCCGGCCAGATCCACCCGTACCGGATTCCGGTAGTAGGTCATCCTGACCTCGTCTGTGAGGAAGCCGTCCTCATACACCACGACCTTCCCGTCACCTATGGTGTAGAACGTTTCCCGATAGTCAAAAGAAGGTTTATTATTATCATCCCCAAGAAGCTCATGGACATTCTCGTTCTTAGCCTCCCACATGACAAAATCCCCAATCTCACATCCGTTATAAGAAAACGATCCTTTTATATTTGAGAACCATAAATAATCATCAGGAAGACCGAATGATGTCGATTCGGGGTCATCAATATGATTGATCTTATTAAGCGATTTCCAGTATACCAGAAGAGTTTGTATAGATCGGATGGTCTCATCATCCTTCCTATTGAGATAGTACTTAACCAACCGGTCTTGGGCCTCGTTGAACAACAGCACGAACCTTCCCGGATCAAGCTTAATCCCGCCATTGGCAAGATTCTGCTCGTTCTTCTGCAAAGACCTTAGATACGCTTCTTGGATTGTCATCGTTATTCCTCCTTAATCTTATCACCTTCCTCTACGTCATCCTTCTTCTTAATATCCTTAACCTTCTTGGTCTTGGACTTATCATCGATATTAGACATAGACATGATCTCCTCATACTCATCCAATACATTAGCCTTTATGTTAATAAAGTCTTTCTTGGTAGCCAAGAACTCAGCGGATGTCCGAACGTCAGGTCCTATGATCTGGCCATTATATTGTAATCCGGATGGAGTCATATTGATACGACCATTTCGTTGAAGGACGTTTACGATACGGTAAAACTCAAGAACTTCCTTGAAATCACCTTCCAATGACCGATCCCAGATATCAAGCAGATAATCGACATTGGTCTTCTTCTCATTCATCCAGTTTGATAGAGATCCTGTATAATACTCATCCTCCGTGAAATCCGGGCGAGTTACGATACCGATGTAAAGAAGAAGATCGATGACAGCCTGACGATCGTCGCCGCCTTTCTTAAGGGCGCTGATAAACTTATAGCTGATGTTCATCTTATTGATCTCACGCTGCTGAACGAAATCCTTCATATTGTCTTTCTCCACGAAACAGAACATGGAGTTCATGAAGACAGGATCGCCATCCATTTCCTGAGGAGTCAACATGCCGGAAAATACAGCCAGATATAAATAAAATAGATCTACGGTATTAGCCGTATTATAAACCTTACCCATGAAGATCTTATCCTTAGCGTCATCCCAAAATTCTAAATTGGTTTGAGATAGATCCATCTGCGACATTTCCTCGAAAGGCTTCATGATATTATCTACCCGCTGTTTGACGA